CTCTAAACTCTCAAGCTGCGACTCGCTCAAGCTGTCGGTGATCGTCACGCCGCCATACGTCACGGCGATGATCTCGACATGCGCAGGCTCTGACGGGTAGCAGAGTTCCGGCGGGGCGTAGGTGCGTCCGGGGCTACCTTTGAAGTAGTCGTACTCCACGACAATCTCCGCATCGCCGCCGCGCAGCTCAATGGTAGTGGTGTAGGTCTTGGCTGGCTTTCGTGCCAAGTACGCCCGATCCCATGCTGTCGTCATGCTGACCACCATACGACCAAGGCCAGCGCCATCATCACGCCGATCACCACAGCGAGAAAGACGCCTGCAGCGCGTTCTGTGCGCGACTGCGGGTAGTGTTCAATGGGGTCGGCGTTGAACGACCAGTGACCAGATTCCATCGTGCGGGGGATGGTGTAGTTTTTCATGCGTTCCTCGCTTTCAGCATGGCGTCGGCCAGCTTGTACGCCACAAGAGCAAACCGCGCATCTGGGGTTCCCTTAAAATCTCGCGATAAAAAGACAAGCATTGAATCCGTGCCATCGCCCCACGGCGGCTCGGCAATCAATGCTGCCATCGCCTTTGCTGCAAAGTAGTCGCGCAGGGTCATGCCGTCATCGCCCATGCCATCCCAAGGAAATGCAGGGCCACCAGTGCGCTCAAATTCAGCGAGGTCTTCTGCTGCTTCTCTGTGCGTCATACGATTTCCTTTCCATATGCCGTTCCGGCCTTAATGTGTGGGCGCGTGTGTGTGCGCAGTTCCTCAAAGTCCAGCGCCTGCCGGACAGAATCAGCGGCTTCCTGTGCGTCGGTGTCGCTGCCGTTCATCTTGCGAAGCGCCGCCAGGACGATGGCGATAAGGGCGATGTAGCCGATCACGGCGAGGATTGCGGTGGTCATGTCGCTTCCTTTGTCAAAAACGGATAAACGCTAGGCGCTTCCCATGCCGCCCGTTCCTGCGCCACATCACCGGCATTGCGCTCGATGTAGTCAGCGACCAGCACATCACGCAGCGCGTTAACAGTGCCCTTGCCCTGCAGGAGCGCGACAACCTCAGCGAGCGGGGCTTTGCTGTCGATCTGGTAGCGCACGGCTTCAGCGACGGACTGCAGTTGCACCGCCCATCCGCCGTGAGCGCTGCGAACAACTTCGGGCACTGCGGCGGGCTTGCCAGCGAAAAACGCGGCATAGGCTTCGCGGATGGATTCGATGACTGCGATTTCCTGCGCCTGGATGGCTTCGGTTTCGTCTTCGTACATGTTTGCTCCTTGGTGTGGGTGGTTAGGCTGCGAGGGCGTAGTGCTTTTCGACTTGGAAACCGTTGTCGAAGCGGCACACAAACGAGAACTTGTCGGCAGCAATCGGGGCGCTTTTTTCGCCACTGAAACCGCCGCTGTCTTTCCAGCTGTAAACAACGTAGGCACCTGCTTCTGCGTAGATAGCGCCAATCTGTGCGCCAGCGGCATTCAGGGCGATGCCTTTGAAGTTTTTGCGGTTGGGCTTGCTCATGTTTTGCTCCTTGGTGTGGGTGGTTAGGCTGCGAGGGCGGCGGCGTGCTTTGGCGCCACAAAGATCAGGAACGCGGGGCCGACACGCTTGCACCAATCAGCCGCACCCCAGATGTCAAAGTTTTCGCCAAAGTTGTCAGGGTCAACACCCTCAATCACGCGCCACGGGTCCATTCCCCATTCCTCCGCTTCTTGCTTGAACAAGTACGCAGGCGCATCGCCGTTGAGGTCGCTGCTGGCAAACACATCAACACGCACAGCTACACGGCCAGTGCGCGGGTCAATGTCGCCTGCTTGCTTGGGGAATGTTGCGTTGTCCATGTTTTGCTCCGGTGGGTTGTTTGTTGCGATGGGTGAATTCTGCGCCTATTAACTAGGGCATGCAAGTCCTTTTTGCAATTCCCATGCAGATTAGTCGGGTTTGCACTTCCTAGGGTTTTGCTGTCACAATCTGCGCATGACCATGAAACAACTTCGCGCAATTCTTGCCCGCGCAAACCTTAGTCAACTGGCAAGACAAACCGGCATCAACGTGCGGACGTTGCGGCGCATCAAGGCGGGTGAAACCGCTGATGTGAAGCTGTCTACCGTTGCGGCGATTGAAAAGGCAACATCATGATAGACGCCTTCACCCTAGCAGACCTAGAAGCCCGCGTAAAAGCGGCAGATGCGCGATACGGCACGTTTTTCAGCACGCACGAAGCACTCGGGGTCGCGCTCGAAGAGTTCCAAGAGCTTACTGAAGCTGTGCGCTCTAACGTGCTGCAGGATGTCGCATCCGAGGCGCTTGATCTTGCTTCGGTATGCATTCGACTGGCGATGCAGATTGAAGACCCGCGACTGGCGATGAGGAGCGTGAAGTGAACTACAGCGAATTTCTGAAACGCAAAAAGCACAGCACAGGCAACTATGGATTTGATCCGGTATGGATGCCGAAATCCGCTTTTGACTTTCAAGAACACATCATAGAAAAAGCTGTGCGCAAGGGGCGAATGGGAATGTTTGCCGATACCGGGCTTGGCAAGACTTTGATGCAGGTTGCAATTGCGGAGAACATCATCCGCGAGACAAACAAGCGTGTGCTGATCCTCACGCCATTGGCCGTGGCTTTCCAGTTCATTGACGAAGCTGCACGTATTGGGGTTGACGACATTGCGCACAGCAAAGACGGCGCGCTTACCAAAAAAATCACAGTGTGCAACTATGAGCGGTTGCACCTGCTAAACCCCGACGATTTCATCTGCGTGATGCTGGATGAATCAAGCATCCTGAAAAACTTTGCAGGCAAGACCCGCGACCAGATTGTGGCGTTTATCAAGCGTGTGCCTTATCGGTTCTTGTCCACGGCCACGCCAAGCCCGAACGATTTTATTGAGCTTGGCAACAGTTCCGAGGCCTTGGGATACATGGGCTACATGGACATGCTGACCAAGTTTTTCAAAAGCAATCAAAACAGCGTTGACAGCAACAACCGCAACATTGGCGAGAAGTTTTACCTTAAGCCCCATGCCGAGCGCGACTTTTTTGCGTGGGTGAATCAGTGGTCTGTGATGGTCAAGAAACCTTCAGACCTTGGGTTCCAGGACAAGGGCTACGAACTGCCTGCGCTGCACGTCAAAAAGCACATGGTGAACAACTTGAAAATTTGGTGCAAGGATCAGCAGGACTCTTTGTTTGCGATGCCTGCAGCGACCATGACGGAAGTGCGTGAAGAGCAAAAGCTAACGGTGACGGAGCGGTGTGAGCGTGCCGTTCAACTAGCCGCAGGAAAGACCTCTGTTTATTGGTGCAACCTGAACGACGAAAGCGAACTGCTGGCAAACCTCGACGGCGATGCGGTGGAGATCGTCGGCGGCATGTCGATTGACCGGAAGGAGGAGATTCTTGTCAGTTTTGCGCGGGGCGAAATCAAGCGGCTGATTACCAAGGCGCGGATGACCAGCATGGGGCTTAACTGGCAACACTGCAAGCACACAGTGTTTTTCCCGACATGGAGCTATGAGCAGTACTACCAAGCCATCCGCAGATTCTGGCGCTTCGGGCAGAAGTCGGAAGTTACCTGCGACATGGTTATCAGCGAAGGCCAGGAGCGGGTGCTAGAAGCCCTGGAGCAAAAAACCCAAAAGGCGATAGAGCTTTACGGGAATCTAGTTGCAGCGGCTAACCAGGACTTTAGTTTTTCAGCTAAGGAATTTAACCAAACGGTACGCCTTCCGGCGTTTGTCTAATGAACACAAAAGACCAGATCATCACGCCTGACTATGCAATCTACAACAGCGACTGCATGGAGGTCATGCCGACCCTGCCAGATAACTCCGTCGATATGTCGGTGTACTCGCCGCCGTTCGCTGGGCTTTACAACTACTCCAGCAGCGAGCGTGATTTTTCCAACTGCGAAAGCAAAGAGCAATTTCTTGATCAGTACGAATACCTGATTGCCCAAATTGCGCGAGTGACTAAGCCAGGCCGGGTGACTGCGGTTCACTGTACAGACGTTTTTGACAACTCTTGCAGGCTGTGGGACTTTCCGCACGAGATCATCCGCATTCACGACAAGTACGGCTTCCAGTATCGCAATCGCATCACCATCTGGAAAGAGCCGCTGAAGGTTCGCATGCGCACTATGGTGAAAAGCCTGATGCATAAGTTGATCGTTGAAGACTCTACGCTGTGC